TTATTTAAATAGTATATATACTCCCCTTAGTACGCCCAAGAGAGTGTATATAAAGGTTATGGTGACCGAGTGAGAGTAATTAAAGGTTGCGGTGGGCGAGAGAGAGTATTAAAAGGTTTGGGTGTCTAGTCGTGGTCGCTTATGTGAGTACACTAAGCAAAAGTCGTTAAATTACTTGTTCGGTATACCCTAAGTAATGACGAAAGAATTAACCGTAGAAGAACTAGAACAACTTCTAACTGCAAAAAGAGAACAACAAGCCCAAGCATTAGCAGAGTCAGCAACAGATTTCATTAATCTGTTTATGCAATTCGCTAACGTTTACACCGCTAAGAAGAGCCAAAGAACATATGCACAACTAGACTTCAACAAGCTAAAAGGTGCTAAGGTTGAAGGTGTTAAAATTGGCTCTAGTGGTTCAGGTGCTTACATAGAAATAGTTTAGATAATCCCTAAGGGTTAATACTAAACACTTTCACGCCCTTTTTTTTTGCTTGATTTGGCGTGCAGGGTCACATGGCGAAAAAACGGTTTTTAGAGGCTTACTATGATATATATAAGGTACGAGTTCAGAAACATGCCAGACGAATTTAAGATTCGTGTATGCCCGAAAAATTAAAAAAAAATTGAACCATATTAGGTATATGTATCATATATAAAAGGCTAAGAAAATATTAAGGCTCAGGACTGTTATTAATACCGTCAGCCACAATAGTACCCTGCAACCTCAACATACATGTCAACAATTCGGGGAGGTTAAACTTTGTACCATTCCCTTTCGTGTGGTCTCCGTACTTTCGACCACAACATATACATATGATATTTAATAGTTCATTCCTACTAAGAGTCAATTATCTCAAGTCCTCCATGTTCAGGTTGTCTTCCATCTTATCAACCATCTCTGCCAACATATTCTTTATGACTGTCTTCCTGTCCTCATCCAACCACTCTTCGTGGAGGAGTAACAACAAATCTCTAATCGCACTTGCTTCAGCCATAATATATCATCTAAATTCCTCTATAACATCTCTACTTATATACCTACCGTCATTCCTAGCCGATACGTTAGTATCGTCTTTTGAGGCAACCTTCTTGTACTCGTCAAGCATGTGTAGTAAAATCAAGCCTATGCCTATTAGTGCAAGTACGCCTGTAAAAAGAAAAAAAATGCCACACACAAGTTTCCAAGACATATATTGATATATATCCTATCCTATTTGAATGTTGCTTAAAAAGTCGCTTACGGAACAGTGTTTGTCTCTTAGGCAACGAAGCTTTCGTTGTCTTAGCAACAGTTCCCTTTCATGTTTGGCAATTTTCATTAATTTTTGTTCTATCTCTACAAGTTCTTCATCAATACTTTGCACATACTATATACACATATCTTACATATAAGAATTATTGCTTTTCTCCATCTTTTCCAAACTCTCTTCTCAACTGTTCAAGCTCGCTTAGCTTGTCTTCCAATAGAAAGTGTAATTTCCAAAAGGTCTTGCGACCTTGCTCACTTAGGTCTTTTTCAGTCTCGTCATGCTTGAAGTTAAACCACTTGAATATCTCTGTAAAGTCGTCAAGTTCCAGTTCTACCATAAAACAAGTCTTCCTTATATACTATTAAAGATAGTGGCAATACTTAAATATGTTATATGATGTAATATATACATGTCTGAGAAGGGGAACAAAAAAGAAAAGGCACAGCCTTCAATTGAGGAGTCCCCTGAAGACATTTCTATATCATCTCAAGCCGATTTGGAAAAATCGTCTCCAAGTGGCTCTCCATGTATATGTAAAGATAAAAGAGAAATATCATGTACCATACATGGTGGTTAACAAAATAAATAAAAAAAATTCGCAGTTATTCTAAAGCTTTGCGATAAGCTTTTACACTGGAGGTGATGTTTTCGATTGTTGCAGTAATCAGTTTTGTCTGAAGCTCCAACATGTCTTTTCCAACACCGTTAGGATCACCTTTCTTGCTGATATCTCCAAAGACGTTTAACAATTCGGTCTGCAAGTTGGTAAATGCTTCAAAGTATTCAGGTACTTGTGTTGCCATGTTTATAACGAATATACATGATTATATAAAGGTTGTGTTTATTTTAAAGGCACTGCGTGCCGTTCCAAAAACTATAATATTACTAACCATATTTACAAATACTTCCATAAACCTTAAATAACCTGACAAAACTTTAACAACTATGGTCAGTTTTAGAAAGTCTTTTGCTGGTGCCTTGTCCAAGCTTGGATTCATAGAGAAATCCTACACGGAAACTACCACCCGACCTAGTGTAGCCCAGCCTTACATGAGTACCGATACAGGTGCAAAACTACCAATTTTCCCATTTCCACTCACCATGATTTATGAGTTGGCAGATAACATTGATGCCCTAAGAATACCTATTGAGACTCTCAACCGTGAAATGTTCAAGAACGGATTTGAAGTTGTAGAGAAATGGAAGTACAAATGTAATAATTGTTCCAAGGAGTTTCAATATGCACCTACCATGGACAACCCTGACGAGCAGCCGTTTGAGGCTAACGGTGACAATGCACAGGCACACCCACGAAAGAAAAAGGCTGTAGAGGCAAAGGGACTTGTGTGTGACACATGTGGAAGTCACGACCTTGTCAGACCAGTGCCAGAACACAGAAAGACCTTGGAAAACTTGATGATGGAGCCCGTAAACAGCAACCAGCAAACCTTGGAAGACGTTGCACGTCAGTTGGAGAGGGACTTTGAAATTGCAGACAATGCATATTTGCTTTTGCTTAAGAATTACAAGATAGACGATGTTACAGGTGCGATAGACCAAGAGAAGACAATTATAAAAGAGATGTTGAGGATTGAGCCACCACAGGTGGCAATGATTGCTGACAGTGATGGGCGTATTGGTTATGACGACAAGAGAAACAAGATTTGGGTATGCCCAAGGTTTGAGCACAGGGATGCCAGACTTACCACCCCAAAATGTGACAGATGTGGAGCAGAGGCACTAAAGGCGGTAATTGAAGTTAACTCTGTATACTCTATAGGTATCCCACAACCTAAGAGAGTCATTTATGGAGAAGGCGAAGTTATTTGGAAGGCTGGAAAGTACAAGCCAAACTTGCTTTATGGATTTTCACCTATCTATTCAGTGTGGTCAAAGGCAATGTCCCTGTCACACATGGACGAATATATTCGCAAGTACTTTGACAAGATGAGACCACCACGAGGTATGTTGGTTATTTCTTCAAGGAACTATGACACCTTTAGAAAGAGTTGGGACGTGCTTGAACAAAAGGCACAGGAAGATCCATACATGATTCACCCCCTATTGGTAGAGAATGACAAGGGTGGAAAGAACCCTGCACAGTGGCTTGACTTTACTGGATCGCTTAAGGAGTTGGAATTTATCGAGGTAAGAAAGGAGTTGAGAATGATTATCGGAGCCGTCTATGGCGTGCTTCCGTTCTATTATGGCGAGACCCCTGCTGGCTGGAGTCAGGAGGGATTGCAGGTTACAATTACAAACCGTGCTGTTCTATGGGGACAGGACACCTTAAAGAAGGCATTTTTCTCAAAAATTTCAAAGATGTTAAACATTGATGACTGGGAACTTCAGTTAAAGACTGGTGAGGAGACCGACAAGTTGAGAGACTTGCAGACTGACGGTATTGAAATACAGAACATGATGATGCTTCAACAGATGGGCTTTGACATTACAAGAACCCACACAGGTGAGTTTAAGGTGAGCAAGGAAACTGCACTAACAGCAGAAATGATGTTTGGTATTGGTGCAATCAATGGAAACCAGAACGGTGCAGGAAAGGGAGTACCAGCCCCTCAGGAAAAGACACAGTCGTTTGAGGGAGAGCCAAACAACATGAGACCAAGCGACATTGGCGGCACTGGACAGGGAAGTCCTACAAGCGGAAGCTCAATGAGCAAAAAGTCCGCATATCCAAAGGGAATCACCCCGTCAAACTTTGAGGTAGTAAAGAATACTTTGCAAACTGCTATGGATTATGATTGGAAAAAGACAAAGACCGTTGAGGAACTGAGAAAGGCTACTGGAATGACTGTAAGGGATGCAAGGGACATTGTTGCTGGTGAATTTGAAGGCGTAAAGAGATGGGAAGATGAGTGAGAGGGCTGAATGGGCATGGCTGACTGGAGATGACGAGGATGAGTAAGGTATATTGTACTAAAAAGGTAAGTTTTTATGTGACAAAGACAGAGGAAGAAGAGGAAGATGACTAAAACAATAACAACATTAACTTTTAGACGATGTAATCTGTGTGAAAGTTCTTCAATCAAGTGGCAAGACAATGAAGATGAAAATCATTTGTGTTACGAATGCATGGAAAGTGAAAATGACCGTGTTTTTGAACATGGAGACCAAGGTTGACCAAAAGATTTCACAAATGTGATGACACCTGTAAGGTAAATCATACACCAAAGGCTTCATCTCCAAAGACTGTCAAAAAAATAATCGAAAAAAAACTCAAGGTACAGCCTGTCAAGCCACGCAAACTTGAAAAAAAGACCGAGGTCATCATTGATATAATGGAAATTGTAGATAAAATCAACAATACAAATGAAACTAACAAAGTTTTAGAAAAAACACTTATTAATCTAAGAAAGTTAGAGAAAGATATTGCCTGAAAAGTTAGAAACTAACGAAAACGCAAACGACATGACCAAAAAGCTTTGGGAAAAGCACCAAGGTGACGAATTTACCGCAGTAAACAACTACAAGGAGGGAGTATGTCTTGGCTGTATGAAGGTTGACAGGGCTGCCGCTACCATTGCTGACATTTGTGGTGATTGTGCTGGAAAAAAGGGGCGTGAGCCTCTCTTGGCAAAGGTTTGCGACAAATATTACGGGTTATGTTTCTTTTGCAACTCATACAAGTTCAATATTGAGCAGGTAAACGGAAGATTTTGCAACACATGTCACTCCAGAATAGCCAAAGTCACCAAAGAGTATAATAAAAAAGGTGGATTCATGAAGACTGACCCATTTTGGATAAGCATGCGTAAAAAACACGGAAAGGATTGGAAAAAGATAATGGGTGGCTATAATAAATCTAATCGTCGCTAGTCTTACCACGTTTTTTTCTCATATACTCTCTTAAATCTGGTGGGGTAAGGAGTAGTTCCAACAATGTTTCTATATTGGCTAGCTTGTTGTTTGTATCCACTAATAATTCCTCGACTTCCCCCAGTACAAAGTCAAATTTCATTTTTATTCTCCAAGATAAATATCATACGGTCATTCTTAAAGTCATAGTAGCGTTTATCATAATTAATATCACGTTTTTTAAGATTTAAGCCAAAATACCTACCCACTCTCATTGAAAGTAACGGTTTTCGCATGAATCTTGGAAAGAACTCCAATTGATTTTTTTTCCCATTGAACCTAATCTTTCCATGTGTTACTAATTTTTCATCACCTTCTATCCATTCTTTGGCATTGTCGCTTCTAAAATGGACTATGCTTCTGCTCAATCTTGGCTGTTCTTTCATATTGTTACTATTTGTAATAACCCATAATTTTGTTCCCTTTACATATAGGTCAATAAGAGGCATTTTATGCTCTATATCGTCAACATGTTCCCTGTAAATACTGTTAAATGTCTTGTCGCAATCAAATATGTATATGGATGTAGCCATGTCATATAATCAGCAATACTTATTTATAAAGCCTTGTTAGTTGTTAATCATGGATGAAAAGTGTAAATCATGTAAAATAACCAAGTATGGTTACACTGACGGACAGCATTCAATATTCATATGCTTCAAATGTGGTAGATTTGACGGCATGAGTGGTGGGGATGATTCATTTTTAGCCAAAATAAATGAAGAACCTATGTCATTATTGGTGATGATTAAGGAAAAAATACTCATTCCAATAAGTTAATTTATATACTTTACTAAACATGTATATACCATGGAAGTATTTTCATCTGTATTAGAACCTCTACTTTTGGCTGCTCTTATAGGTATGGGTAGTGGATTGTTTGCATTCTTTAGAAAAATGAGTAACACACAAAGGGACTTGTGTGAAACAGTACAAAGATTGCAAAAAACCTTAATTATTTTAGCTAAAGCAGTTGACAGACAGTCAAACAGATTACATCCAAAAGAAGCAGATTCCGAACTTGACGACCTTGTCAAGGAACTTTTGGATAAATAGGCGTAAATTTAACAATAAACCTTAAATAATAACTCTCAGCCAAGGTTGAGTATGATTGATCCATTGTTAATCGCAACCCTCTCCGTAATAGGAGGAGCAATCTTGAATACGTTTAGAGGATTCTTAGGATCTTCTGATGCTACATATGACATCAAAAAATTCTTTGGTGCATTAATTGTAGCAGTATTTGCAGGTATTGCAGTTGCACAAACCTTGGCTCTTGCAGGATTAGGAATTACAGAACTCGTATTAATCGGGCTAACTGTCGGTTTCTCAGTCGATTATGCAGTGAGCAAGGCAAAGAAAACTCAGTAAGCATTTTTTAAACCCTTACTTTTTCCCTTCTTTTCTATAAACTTTATAAGTAATGTTACAGTCGAGTTTATATATGGAAGACGAGATATTCTTCAATGAATTTGTGACAAAAGACCTACATCCTATTGACGGTGCTCAACGATTTTTCGAAGGTTATCTTACAGTTCAGGTTAAAGACAAGCAGGGAGAGATTACAATCGTTGATGAATTAATCAAGGTATTACCTATTTGGATGGACAGAGGAGCACCAATCAGTGACACTCACAGTAACAGAATTATCGGAAAAGGTATCAGTTATGCCAAGGTGGATTATAAAACCAAGGAAGGTACTTTATTACCAGCAATTAAAATTACAGGAAAGATACACAAAGACTATCACCTAGACAATGAAATTTGGGACAAGATTAAAAGTGGAGAGTACAAGGGACTGTCATTTGGCGGTGCAACAAAGGCAAACAGAACGCCAAAAGTCATGAAAGATGGAAGTGTTGCCTATGAACTTAAATCATTAGAACATTATGAGGTCGCTGTATGCAAAGATCCAGCAGTTCCCCTAGCATTAATTACCGATTATAATCCACTTGCAAAGGCAATTACCGACAACGTAGAGAGAAGAGATGACGGCAAGATGGTAATCAAGTGCAGTAAATTTGGTTGTACTGTAGAGAAAATGACAGATTTTGCAAACGCAGATGGTGATAAAACTAACGCACAAGGTAAACAAGATGTAGAACCAAACAAATCATCAAACAGGGAATCAAGTCCAGTAGATGACGATGACGATGCAAATATTGGAGAAGAAAAGAAAGACGATGAAATTAAAAAAGAGATACAGGGAAACATTGGAGACGTAAGACACAGTGGAAAGGAATATGAGAACACTGAAACTGCACAAATAACAAGAGTTCCAGAAGAGGGTGGAGACAGTGACGATGCAGTTGTTACCAGAGAGGGTAAAAAAGAGGAAGAGGAAGATGAAACTAAAAAATCAGGTTATCAAACAGAAGATGGCAATAATCAATTAGGTGGACAAGGTGTCCCAAAAGAGAAAGAAAAAGAGAAAGATAAGAAGAAAAACAGCGAAAACTATATAAACTCGCTTAATAAAGATTCTGGTAAGGATATGGACAAAGATACTTCCACAATTTCAAAAACTGAAGAAGAGAAATCTTCCGAAGATGAAGAAAAGAAAGACGAAGTTGAAAGAGAAGATAAAAATGCATCTTTCCAAGAAGCAATCAAATCAAACATCGGTACATTGACTGACGTTATAAAGTCACTCGCAGAAACTCAAAAAGACGTTAGTTCTACATTAGTAGGTATTGATGATAGATTGAAAGCATTGGAAACTCCAACAGACTTACCGTTGAAGCCTAGTACTTCAGCAAGTGAAGACGTTGGTGCAAAGGTTACAGTCCCAGATACATACCAATCTAATTCTGTGCAAGCAGGACTAGACGACGATAAATCTGGTGAAGATAAACCAAAATCAGACCCTAGTGGACTGAAAATGCAAGAGAAATCTAATTTCGACTTTACTACCGAGACTCCAAGACCTAATGCAGCAATCGAAACAATTAACAAATCTACAACCGATATGTCATTTGTTTTGAAAGATGCAAGAGAAGGTGGAAATCTAAGCGTAGTAGCAAGAAACATTCTAGCAGGCAAGTATTATACTCCAACACCTGACGAAGTAGGAACATACTAAAATGACTCAAATCAGAACAATCGATGAGCTTGAGGCACAATATTATGGACACAATCGTAACCTTCTTAGAAAAGCAGATGCTCCATCAACTACCAGTACTGCTGGTATGTTTAACGCCATTTTTGGTGCTTACGCATGGGCTCAACTCAACTTAGAAGCAAACGCATTCGGCATTCTCCCAAAATACCCTTGGGATAAATCTGGATGGAGGGTTATAACAGCAAAACCAACACTTAATACCAACAACAGTAACACTGCCCTAGGTGGTACTACTGAAGGCGGATTAATTGCTGAAACAATCAAACCAACAGTCGCAGAATTAGATGTCAAACCAAAAACTGCTCAGTTGCCTTTCAGTGCATCTGAAGTTATGGAATGGCTATCAACTCATTCAAAAGACGACATTTGGGGTGGACTTGGTTCACTAAGATTGTACATGGCTGTGCAACACAAAGAGTTCATTAATAGAATGCTTTTGGCAGATGTTGAAAGCGATGCAGCAGCATCAAGTGGTGCTCACACTGGTACACAAGACTTTGAATCACTAGATAGAATCGTATCAAGTGATGCAGAGGAAGATGCACTAGGTGGAAGCCACTCTGGATTTTACGATCCTTGGGCTGCTGATGCTACCGTTGACAGAGATGGAAACGGTGGAGAATTTGACTGTACAGTAGAATCTGCTTCTGGTACTATCGGTACTGACGGTGTATTGACTGACGATGTTCTAAGAACTTTCTTACGAAAGATTAGAATCGCAGCAGGTAAAGATCCAAATGTATTCCTAGGCTCCCATGAAGTCTACTCTGAGATACAAGGCTTATACATGCCAAGTGTCCGTATTGCAAACCCATACGGTGAGCAATTAGTTCAAGTAGACGTAAACGGTATCCAAACCTTTAAAGGTACAGGTACTGGTATTCATGTCGACTCTATCTATGGAATTCCATTCATTCCAACAAAAGATGCACCATCTAATGGTTCAACTGAAGTTGGAAGACTATTTGCATTAGATACATCTGATGCAGAAGGCTATGGATATCCAAGAATCGGAATTCAAGTGGCTATACCAACCGAGTATTATGAAGCAACTAGAAGATCTGCTGGCTATCCATTCGTGAACAATGCTTTCGTTGAGAAAGGTGTGTTCAGAACAATGGGTGAGACAGTTTGTCGCCATTTCAAATCACAAGGTAAAATTAGAGACATTAAACTCTAGTCATACCAACCCCCCTTTTTACCCCTTTTTTTATATTAACTTTATATAATAGTGGTTCATACATTTCTTAATGGCAATTACAATCGCACAAAATGCCGACCATAAAAGTCTTACAGGAAAGACACTATCCATCCAAGCAGAACTGACTTCTAAATTAAAGTCAACCATTGTTGATGTCACCTATGGTGCATCTGACAATTATGCTACTAATGGTAATACTGTCGATCTATCCCTAGGAAGTAGAATTAGTACTGTTATTGGAGCAGAAATACTCCATTGTAACAAAGGACTACTTTTGCAATATGCACCAGCAGCAGCAGGAGCAGCAGCAACAGGGAAAATTAAAGCTTTTGGTCACACTCCAACAAGCTCTACAGCAACAGTTGTAGCCCTTGAGGAACTAGATAGTGCTGATACAGCAGTCAATTCAATGACTATTCGTATTAGAGTAATCGGTTTCTAGACTAAGATCTAGTCATATTTTTTTTCTTAATAATGTTTATATATGACTAAATATCTATGATGTTTATGGTTGAGATGAATCATAATGCAATTACTGTAAGTGCAGACACTACAATTAAAGGTGCTCATGGAGTAGTTGTATCTGTACATGTCACAAAGGCAGGAGCAAGTGGAGACAAGATTGTATTAAGAAATGGTACTGCCAACTCAGATGCAATAGAATTTACCGTGTTTGGAGAAGGAATACAAAACATTCAAGGAATCAATAGAAGATTTGAAAATGGTATTCGGGCTGATATTACAGGTACTACTGCTCAATATCTAGTAGTGTTTAAATAAATCTTTAAATATCAAGTGACTTTATATATTAGTGATGGTTACTACAACTACATATTGTTCTGTAGGAGATATTAGTGATTTCCTAAGAGTTCCAATCACTGCAACTACCACACCAAACAAGGAGATGGTTCGCAAGATCATTGCAAGAAAGGAGGAGGAGTTGGACAGAAGAATAGGTCATACTTGGAAGACAAAAAAAATTACCAGAGAAATTCACGATTTACCGCTATTATACACGTTTGGATGGGGTACACCACTATTCCTTCAACACAGAAACATATTGGATCTTGATGTAGATGAGGGGGATAAAATAGAGATATGGAAGGGAGAGTCAAACGAGTGGGAAAACATCATTGACAGTCCACAATGGTATCATGCAGAGTATGAATATGGTAGAATTTATGTCAGAGGATTCCTGTTTACAATATTAAGAAAGAATAGGGTTAGAGTCACATACCGTTACGGTGGAGAGAACTTTGCTGGTGATACTGTAATCCCACCTGACATTACAGATGCTGTAATAAAAATGGCATCAATAGAAATAATGAACACTTCATTTCGTATGATGAGATTCCAAGCGGTGGAAGCGTGTCTCCTAGCGAAAGTAAGAGATTTTGGCAGGAAGATATAGACCTATGTGTATCTAACCGTAGAGAAGTATTTGTGATACCATAGAATTATGTTATTTGGTAGTATTCGTAGAAGAATAGTTAGTGCAATCAATAAAGTTTATTCCATAACAAGTAAAGGTGGCAGTGCTAGGGTTTTACATGAAGATGATAAATTAAAAGATGATGAAATACAATTGGGAAGAGTTGCTATTCCAGTACCAGATGATGTGTTAAAAGACAGTATTTCACTTAATGAAAATATGAGTAATGAAGAATTGTCATTGGTGGTTACAAATGTCATTCAAAATGTAGATAAACAATATACTGAAAAAGAACCATATGATAAGGTATTAGACCCTACCCCTTCTCCAATAACTGCCGACAGTAAACCTACATTGCCTGATGGGTGGTCAGCTGCATATTATCCTGCTGGTGGAGAAACTGGTGGTAAACCCCACATACCATCCATAAAAGAATGGGTTAACAATGTCAAATTAAACCATATGACCACACAAGATCTACAACAGGAATATGGTAAGACATTTAATAAAAAAACTCCCAATTTATGGAACGATGACATGAGAGAAAAGTTGGTTGATTCTATAGCATTTATGGTTGCTAGGAAGATATGGTATGTAGGCAGGAGACCTAGTAGTATGACTGATAGTGAGTGGGATGAACACACCAAACATATGAGACCTCATCAAGGTTCGTTTAGTAAAAATGAGCATTGGTCTAATGGTTTTCCTTATGGACAAGAATATACTTATAGAAGTTGGGGTCATGAAGAAGTAATGGAGTTAAAAACTAAAGGGAAGTTGAGCTGGTAGATGGCTATTACAACTTATGATGCAGTAGATGATATCATTGATCTTATTAGAACAAAATGGTCTAGTTTAAGACCACCTCACATAACAAAGGTATGGGAAAAAAGAACTGTTGGGTTTATAGATGATAGAAGTGATGAAATCATCGTGTCCCCAAAAGGTGAAAATATACAGTATTTTGGTCTAGGTGGTAGTTCATTCTTTCATGAACAGATAATTGAATTGGATATACGTACATATCAAAATATTAAAAGACATGATAAAGTGGTCAAAGAGGTGGTTAAAATCATCAAAGATAACATAGTTGGTACTACCTACACAGATTTGCGAGTAATAGGTTCATTTAGTAGAAACTTTCAATTTCGTAATATGTTTGATTATGTTATAACTATATCATATAGAAAATCAGACCCATCCTAGACCTAAAAATCTTTATATAGTAATAGACTGTTTATTATATTATGGTAGTTTATACTGGTGGATCGTCATCTGTTGCTTATGGATATGAAACAACTTTTGGTACAGCGGTAACCCCAACAGATTCATTTGGATTACAACAAAAAGTTACTGGTTTATCACTCAATACAAGTCAAATAGTTCTTAATAAATTAGGTCAAGTAGAACCAACTAAATTTGCTTTCGGTCAACAACAAGGAAGTGTAAGTATGGGATTTATTCTTGACAGTGCTCAATCTTATAAAATTTTTGATTCTTTTTATGGTACTCCAAGTGGGACTACTACAAAAGTATATCCAGCTCTTGCAAGTATATACACAGGAACCAGTGGAGTTAATGTATCCCCAGCAGCACCAAAATCATTAACAACCAGAATTCAGGTTAACGGATCAAGTGTGTTTACCAGAACATTAAAAGGATGTGTTGTTAATTCACTTGGTATAAGTACAAGTATTGGTGAAACAGTAAATGGTACAATAGATATGGCTTTTGCAGAAGAAAGTACTGCTGATATTACAGGTTCTACGTTTGTTCAACAAGATGATACTGCTATTTCACAACCAGCAACTCCTTACACATTTGCACACGGTTCATTAAAAATATCAAATCAAGGCAATCCAACTGCTACAATGACAGAAATTGCAGAAATTCAAGATGTTGATGTAACATTTACATCTAATGCTGAATTACTTTATAGTCTTGGAAGTCATTATGCACAGAGTGTATTTAGAAAAGTATTTGATATTGGTGGTAGATTTAGAACATCATTCAAAGATAAAGCACTTTTACAATATGTGATTGATCAATCTATTCTTACTAAAGAAACTGAAACTGTTGGAGAGGTAAGTAATGTAGGTTTGTCACTAACATTCACAAATGGGTCAAAGAATATGACATTGGAATTTGGTGGTGTATCATTAGCAGATCATAGTTTAACTGGAATTGAACCAGTAGAACCAATATTTGAAGAACTAAACTGGAAAGCAAAATACTCTAAAATATCAGTAACACCATAATAACAATTATATTATCATAAGCCTTATAAGTAACCTATATTAATATTTTGTAATGACTTTAATACCAATAGAGATTATGTATGGTGGTAAAAAGGAAATTATAGAATTTGAAGATTCTCTAACATTTGGTGACACTGAATCATTAATTGGTAATTCTGTAGACCTTAGTGATGTAACAAAACCAAAAATAGACCTACAAAAATATAGACTAAGTCTATTGGTACTAACCATCAAAAAAGCACCATTTAAGGTGGGCGATGTAACAGCCATTAAAATGACAGATGCAAAAGTCATAAAATCGATACTAAAGGAGATAGTGAAGGTACACCCTTTAACGAGTTATATCGAGGATTGGATGGAAACATTCATAAGCTCAGAGGAACTGAACAAGTTAGATACACAATCTACTACCACTGTGCCACCCAATTCGGCTGGGACAAAGAAACAGTTGATAGGCAAGAAATAAACTATTTAAAGAAATTATTTTATACACATAAAATTACTATGGAAGAGGCTGAACGTGAAAATATTACCCCACCAATGTCTCGTAATATGACTAAAAACTTTAAATAGATATATAATATTTATATATCATGGTAGATGAATCTAATCTTGAAAGGGAATATGTAAAACTTTTATCACAGTTAACTAAACAAACACAATTATTAGAAAAAACATTTAGTATTTTAGAACAAAAAGTATTTAAAACTAATACAAAATTTGAATCACAAATATCAGCTCAAGAAGAATGGACTAAGAGGGTTAAATCAGATAATAGAACTGCCAATTTATTTTCAAAAGTAAGAATTAAGGAATTAGAGCAGGCTGATGATTTATATAAAGTTAGAATGAAAGAGATGAAAGGTAGAAAAGATATTGCAAAAATATTATCATCTGATAAACAAGCAAGAATTGCTGATAATAGAGTAAGAGCAAAAGAAAGAGAGAATTTGGAAGAAATTCATCAAGAAGGTGTAAAACGTAATATTCTCATGAGAAAGGCAATGCAAGGCACAACTAACAAATTTGATTTTATAACAAGTTCACTCACAAAAGGTAGGGGGTTAATACCAACAATGTCTTTATTAGGAAAGGGTGCTTATAATTCAGCAGTATCATTTAAAGCAATGAAGTCAGCTCAAGAAGAATTTAAAATTGCATCTATACAAGGTGATAAAACAAAAATTAATGCAACAAGAAAAACAATGATACAAGCTGAAACAGATTATGAAGGTAAAACAGCAGGAAGTAAAAATTTAAAAAGTATAAGTGAAAAACTTGCCAATGCAGGAAAATTCTTTGAAAATCATATGACTGGTATACTTATAGGTGCTGGTGCAGCTGGTGTGTTAATAGGTGTGATTAAGAAAGCAGTTAGTGTATCTCCAATGTTTCAACAAATGATGAAGTTGATGAACTTTGCAGTAACCATGATACTTCGACCTTTGGGTGATTTTATAGGGTTCTTCCTAAGACCTATACTTATATTATTACTTAGAAAGTTTATACTTCCTTGGTTTAAGGCTTCACATGGAACACTTGTGGCAGCAGGAACAGCAGCAGGTGAAGTTGTTGTTAATTGGATTGATGATTTAACTTCTGGTGATATGACAAAGATGTCAACTGCTATAGGGAAAGCACTTATTGGTGCATTTGGTCTTGCACTTTCTCTTAAAGCAATGAAACTTTTATTTAGTAAAGCATCTAGTGCTATAATTGCACCTATTATCAAAATAGCATCACCAGATTGGTTAGGTAAATTGGTGATAAAGATGCCACTTATGCCTGATTGGGTTAAAAAATTATTTGCTATAACACCTGAAGTTGATCTTAGTGGTGGTGGCAGTGGTGGTAGTGGTGGTAGTGGAGTTGGAGGTACTGATGATGGTAAACCAAATAAAACCACAACTGTTGATAATGGTAAAAAAAACTCAACGGGTAAATTTCAACAAAATCAAGGATCTGTCAATACAAAAACTGGTGAGACATATACTAGAGAAGAAACTCTTAAAAGACTTGCAGATAAACAAGCTGCTGATGTAAAGTATAGTACAAACGCATCAAAATCTGATAAATTACTTGATAGGGTAAAAAGTACATTTAAAAAACATGGATTGTTAAGAGGTATACAATCATTACAAAGTATAATGCCAAAACTGAAATTCGGTGCAGATAAAATGTCTGGTTTAAGAGCACTTATCAGTACAGCATCAATTAAAGGTATAGGTGGTTCACTACTTGGTAGTGTACTTGGAGGCGGTGCTGGAGCTACTGGTCTTCCTTGGATGATAGCAGAAAATCTAGATAATATACCACAGGCAAAAGAGTTTAGGTTATGGTTTCAATCTAAAATGCATGAAATGCTCCCAGAAATTGATGGTACTCCAGTAGATTCTGCATTTAAAAGTTGGGCTGGTGTAGATATTTCAAATCCAGTAAGTAATGCTGTTAAAGAAGGAGTTGACTGGTTTAGAGATGCTACAGGTCTTGCAAACGGTGGTGTTATAAATGAACCTATAAATGGAGTAGGTCTAAATAGTGGTAGAAAATACCAATTTGGTGAACATGGTAGTGAAGCAGTAGTTCCACTAAATGGTGGTGGAATGGGTGGTGGTACTACAGTTAATATCAATATCAGTAATATGAGTGGTGATAGACAGGATGTAGAGAAATTAAGAAAAACTATATTAGAAGTATTACAACAAACATCTATGAGTAGGGTAAGAGCATGACACAAATAGTTATTGTAAAAACAAGTGAGGGTGGTAATACTAGTCAAACTGCATTTTTAATCAGTAATCTTAACACTTTTAATTGGGATGTAAATACCCCAGTCACACCTATGCCTCTTCCAGAAGACACTCATGAATCTAATATATTGGTAAAAATGGAAGGTAATAGTGCCCAACTTAGTGTATCATGGACAATGACAAAGGGTAGTTATTTTGGTACATTTGATTCATCTAATAACTCATTCACTGCCAATTCAGAAACTCTTACATCATATGAACAAATAACAAGATTTAAAGAAGAATTTATACCTACATTCATACAAGATGGATATAGTATGTTTGTTTTAGATGAGACAACAAATAATGTGTTATTAAATGATGATGGTACAATGACAACAATTAGATTTGATGTTAGTGGTCAATCTCCTGTGGTTTGGAATGCAAGTTTACAGTTTATGGTTGGTGATGTGGTATCACTCTTCGAAGCAGATGTTCCACCTAGACCTAGATCTGTAAATATGTCACAACCTAATACAAGTGTAAAAGAGATAAAAGTAGAATGGGTTGAATTTACTGAGTTTGCTACATCTGCTGATGCTATAGAAACAACAGGTGTGGAAATACATTATAAATTTAATAATGATATTTGGAAAAAATTCACTAATAGTGATTTAATTACTAGTGAACAAGCAGTTGGATTAGGAAGTGGTGCTAGTGGTTCTTCAGTATATTCACCAATTTTTAGAACATTTACAGTTTCAAATACAGGTAAATATAAGATCAAAGTTGCATTATTAAGTGAAAAATCTGATGAAGCAGGTATTAGACTTCCTAGACGTGGGACTAAACTTGGTACATTAAGTGATAAAGTATTGGTTGTTGTATGACCAATATAAAATTATTAAACATTAGAAGAAATAGTAGTGGAGTTATAACCCATAGACGATTCTATAAACCTAGAAATGTGATAGTAAAAAGGGAAGGTAATAGAGGTGCTGATAACATGCGATTCTCATTAGATGTAACATCAAAAATTCAAAAGAATGATGAAGTATACTATATACAGGACATAGTTGATCTTGACAATTTAGTTGGTATGTATAACTTTTATGGTAATTTTAGAGATGAAAGTGGATTTGAACAGGATGATTTTTATGTTGGTAATTATTCAATTCCTGATGCTGTAAGTGGTACAGGTGCACAGGAATTAGTAGAGCCAAATAAATCATTTAAGGGATATTATAAAGTACCAATATTTGTAAACACAGAAGATGGTATTAAAATGAAAAAAGCATATGAGTTACAGGATAACATTAACAAACCAATAATAGACATGAGTGGAGATTTTGATATATATTTTTGGTTTAATTCACAAATTAACAGTGGTCATACTGTTAGAACGTTGATAGATATTTATAATGATGTTATAGATAAAGGGTTATTACTACAATTAGAAGATACAAATGACCGTGTAAAATTAACAGTTGGTGATGGTACTTCAAATATAATATACACCCCAAACTCATCACTAGACCCAGACGATGGTGTAAATCACCTAGTTAGAGTGACTAGACTTGGTGGAACTTTTAAAATATATATAGACAGTGTAGATCAAACTCTTACAGGAACTGCAAGTTTTGCAGGTGATTTGAATGATCATGGTGATGCTACAAACACTGTTGATTTTTTTCATCTATTTAAACAATACAGTGAAACATCTACTTCATATGTAAGTAATACAGGATTTAGGGGTCATGGTTTACAACTTAGATTTTACAATATATCTCTCCCAGATGATGAAGCAAGTAAGATATACACAAGTAAACCACAACAAATGACCATGAAGTTTGGTGGAACTGTGTGGAAAATTGAAGATGGTATGAATAAGAAATATAATGCTATTAGTTTTGCATCAAAGTTATTTAATACTATACTTACCACTGATAATATTAGTGTATCACCAAGTAATGTAAATGTTAGTAGAAATGGATTATTATATACTGATGGTAAATCATATGAAATAATTGCAGATGTACTTGAAAATATAGGTGATAATGAATTTGTGCATATAACAAAAGAACCTACAAGTGATCCTATACAATATACATGGGGAGATATGTCTGCAAGTGGTACTTTTCTTGATTTCATGGAACTTATTATGATATTTGAAGAAACTAAATTTTTCTCAGTATTACCTAGAAAAATATTAATTATTGAAGAATATATTGAATCCAATTATATAGTTAGTGATTCCAATTTTAGATTAATTGATTTTTTTTATGATGATACATATACCACTAATAAAATTGAAGTTGTAGGTAATTCAGCAGTTAAAAAAGGATATTATGATAGGACTGGTGTAACATTCAATAATAATGTATGGGATATATGGAGAGGAGTAAGTGTTGATAATACAACAGTAGGAGCAGATTATTTTATAAAATTTACTCTTGATGGCAATGAAGCCACTGAATGGACAGATACATCAACAAATCCAGTATCAGGTAGTGGATATTATTATCAATTAGATGACGAGAGAACAAGTTATAGATTATGGTCAAACTATTCTTCTACAATACATAGTTGGTCATATGAAGTCATTTATAGATTTAGTATAACATATGGTAGTGGTGGTGGGGCTATGTCTACAACTCAAATTAGAAGTGATACAACATCAATAAATGATAATGGTCTTTATTCTAAAAAAATAAATTTACCCCAAATAAATGATGGTATAAACCTTGGTGATTTTGCAACCAAATATATTACACGTTATAAAGATATTAATTTAAGAGTTAAAGTAATAACTCCATCACTTATAAACTCCATGAGTATAGGTCAAAAAGTAGGTGTATATTATGATACAAAAAATATATCTCAACTAGGTACTGGAAATCTTATGAAAGTTGCTTCAATAGAATGGAAATATCCTGAAACAGTTACTACTATAGAATTAGGAGAAAATGAGTTTAATTCATTTGATGTTGAAAAGGTAGAGTCCACTAGTAATAGAATATTAAGTGATTCAGCAACTAGATTTAGAGGTAACTAATAAAAATCTTTATATACCATAATGCTCTCAATTATATCATGTGGAGTATAACACCAAAGAAAATTAACATTAATCCAGCCTTAAACATTTGTGTCGTAAAGACAGATATTAACGGTAATAAAACATGGCTATATGGTCAAAACCAAGTAACCAATGATGGTGATGTTTACTATGCAACTAGAGCAGGTGTAGATCCATCAGCAACAACATTACCAGATCCTAATTTTTTCGATGCAGCATGTGTTCTTCAAAACCCTTCTAGTGCAGATACAATAGCAAAAACAGATACTTATGCTCAAGTCAGTTCTCCAATAGTTACAAGTGGAGCAGTTCAAGATGTTGAAGCTGGATTCCCAAAAGTAAACGATACAACTACAGAAAATACTGGTAAAGACGTAGATGCAGTAACATACAAATTTACATGGACTACAGCACAAATTAATACCAGTTCAGGAAATGCAATTACTGGTGGATGTATTATTGACAGTGCAGATGCAACAGGTGATAGTGTTACAGCAGGTAGTAAACTTTTAACTCATTGGAACTTTGTAAGTCCAAGTTCTTTCCATAAAACTAATACAGATACCTTGACACTCTATGTAAATCATACAATGAGTGGTCAAGCATAATGAGTCTTAAAAATCTATTTCGTTTATTAGACAGAATTAACCTTAGAGAGACTGGCAGTACTGGTCTTGACACAAAGGTATTATTCGAGGAATCAACTCCATACTTTCTAAAAAGTACTAATGGTAAAGTAAACAAAGGTAGGTAATTAAATGGCACGAAAGGCAATATTTAAACATGCCACACAAGTAAATACATCAACATATCCTGACGATGGTACTTCTCCAGTAGGTTCTAATGAATGGAATGAAGCACCAGATGCACAGGGTATGCTTGGATTTTCACCAACAACTGCCACAATTACAATAGCAAGTGGAGTAGCAACAGTAACAGATACAGTAACAGTCGTTGCAGCAGAATCAGGTACAAGTGACACTTTAGATAAACTAGCAATTACCAATACAAGTCAATATGACTTGATTTATTTATTCGCAGATACAGGAGATACAATCACATTAACAAACACATCAAGTCCTTCAGCAAGTGGTCACATTAAAACTGTCAGTGATGTAAACGAGACATTATCATCAACCACACCTACAATTCTTATCAGAAAAGGTAACTATTGGTATGGATATGGTGGTGGTGTAGTCAATGCAGTAAGTGATATTGGAGATGTTACAATCAGTTCAATAGGAAGTGGTGAGTTACTAAAATGGAACGGATCTACATGGATTAATCAAACTCTGGCAGAAACAGGTATTGCAGCAGCAAGTCACACTCAGGCAGCAAGTACAATTACTGACTTTGACACGGAAGTAGCAAACAATACAGCAGTAGCAGCAAACACAGCAAAGGTAACATATCCAACAGCAGATTCTAATAAACTAGCAGGTATTGAAGCAAGTGCAACCGCAGACCAAACTGATGCAGAAATTGTAGCTGCCGTGGAAGCAGGTACTGATTCAAATACATTTACGGATGCAGATCATTCTAAATTAAATGCTATTGAAGCAAGTGCAGATGTAACAGATGCAACCAATGTAAATGCAGCAGGAGCTGCAATGTTATCAGATACAACCACAGCAGGTATGGGATTTGTAATAGATGAAGATGCAATGGGAAGTAATTTAGCCACCAAAGTTCCAACACAGCAAAGTGTAAAGGCTTATGTAGATACAGCAGTAGCATCAAACGTCACACTTAAAGGAAGTTATAATGCAAGTACAAATTCCCCAGACTTAGATACAAGTCCAAGTGGAGTAGTAGCAGGAGACCATTATGTGGTTTCAGTTGCAGGAACTTTCTTCAGTGAATCATTACAAGCAGGAGACAGTATTATAGCACAGCAGGATAATCCAACCACATTTGCACATTGGGTAACAGTCAATAATAATATGGTAACTCCTATTGTTGAAGCAAACATAGCAGATAATGCAATTACATTAGCAAAGATGGCAGCAGGAACAGATGGTAATTTAATATCATATGATACTAATGGAGACCCAGTAGCTGTAGCAACTGGAACAGCAACCCATGTATTAACTTCAAATGGTGCAGGAGCAGCACCAACATTTCAAGCAGCAGCAGGTGGTGGAGCAACAATCGTACACGCCTTTACAAACACAACAACAACAACATATACTGGAACTGCAAGTTCATTTGGTTCAGTTGGTGTAGGAGACAGAGACATTTACATCAAGAAAATAGATGCCAACAACGAGGGTGTATTCACTAAAATATGGAAGAACGGAGTCGCTGTCGAGGTTCAAATTGCATAGGTGGAATGATTGACTGATGGCTATTACATATCTCAATTATAGGTTATGTTCAGAAGATGGATGTTTCCTAAAACATGATGGAAAAGGATTATGTAAAAAACATTATGCTAAATTATATGAATCATATGATAAACGTAAAGAGTATCATAAAGAATACACATCAAACCCAACAAATAAAGAAAGAAAATTAGAATGGGATAGAAACAATACTGATAAGACTAAACAGTATAGACAAAAACATAATAGTAAACCTGACCATAAAGCAAAAAGAAAGGTATACCGTCAAAGACCATATGTAATGGAATATGAAAGAAATTATAAGAATGATTATAATAAGAAAAACCCAGAAAAATCTCTTAATTGGAGTAAAACCCATCTTGAAAAATCAGGTGAAATTCATAATTTATCCATATATGATATGATGTATGCTTTACAGTCTTGGTCAAAATCAGTTAAGAAAAGAGATGATAAAAAATGTACTGAATGTGGTGATGATAAGAATTTACATGCCCATCATGTGTTACAAAAATCAATATATCCAGAGTTTACATTTGTAATATCAAATGGAATAACTGTATGTCAGCCATGTCATATGAAAATACATAAGGAGGAACGAAGTTGGCAATAAAATTTTTGAGCGGTAGAAGGATCCAAGGATTATCAACTGATGCTACAACAGTAACAAATTCAACAGTATCATCATTAACAGATGTAGTATTTGATGCTTCAACAGAGATAGGTTCTCTAACATATTCAGGAAACACAATAACACGATCAGTTGATTCATATGCTAGAAGTGCCATCAATGCAAATTTTCAATTTAATAATACAGGAACACAAACATTAGAACTTGTTGCACAGAAAACAGGTACAAGTGCTTGGTTCCATTTCGGTCTTGCTTCTGCTAAATGTGTAGATGTCGGTGCAACTGGAAATGCTTCTTCTCAATTTGAATATGCCATAAGATCAGCAGATGATGGCAGAACTTGGATTAGACAATCATCAGGAGCTTGGACACAGGTTAGTAATACAGCAGATAATACTACATATAAAATTGTCAATAACAGAACAACAGTAACATATTATGCAAACGGTTCTTCCATAGGAACAACTACTCATGCGACACCAAACGCTAAATATTATCCTATGATAATAGTTGCACAAACAGGAGTAGATGGTTCTTATGCACTTGATTATTCAGGAGATATAATTACAACTACAACAGGTGTTAAACCAACTAATGTCCAAGTAGGAAGCAGATTTGAAGAAACAGATACTAGGAAGATGTATCATAGAGATGATGTTGACTTTAAAGAGGAAAACGGTAATGAAGCAACAAACTACAGATCAGCATCATGGTATGAACAACTCTCAGGAGAGACTCCATAATGGCTTACAAACAGCATTTCATAGAGTGGTTTAGTGGCAAGCAACTTCCTAGTTATTGGAGTACTACAGTAGGTGGAGCTTCTATAATTATGAATGATGTAGTTGACGGTGGATTGAAATTATACACTACGTCAACTGGAACAAATTCAAATTTTACAATGAATTTTAATAATAAAAGACAGTATAGTCATACAGGAAGTGTTTGTCAATTCACAATAAATGCAGATGTTCAACAAGCAAGTACGACAAATTGGTTCTTACAGGTAGGTCTAGGTCATACAGTTGGAAACACAGGACACTGGCTTAGTGCAAAATCTGCACAATCATATTTTAGGTTACAGACATCACAATCAGAAAGTGCTACTTATTCTGCTGATACAACTGTTGCAAATTCTCCAGCTTGGGTTTCAGCAAAAATAGAAAACAAATCTGGAAGTTGTGAGTTGTCATTAAATGGTGTATTGTCAGCAACTAATGATTCAGGTTTACAAACTTCAACAGGTATGCAACCTAATGTGTATGGTAACAGAGGTACATCAGGTAGTGCAGGTTCTAATCCTTTAGTTTGTTTGTTAAGATATATGGAGGTATACAACACATGACCGACTCAATCTATGACCAACTAAACGCATACGGTACGGTAGCCAAGCAACGATTCGTTGAGACATTCAGTGGAGATGCATTGGATACTGATAGATGGTCAACACATGGAAGTGGAACTATTGCTATGGATGATTCCATAGACGGTGGTTTGAAAATCACATCAGCAACAACTGGAGTGACAAGAATAGATTTTGCTTCATCTG